ATGGGAGGATTGACCTTGATTTGGAAGATAAGGATTACGGTCGTGCCAGTCAGCAATATACTGATGGAACAAGTCCCAGAACTATTTTGGGGGACATTAACCTGTTTTATAGAAAAGGTTCCTTGCCAAAACGATCAGAATTTCGGGAGGATACCGGGGTGATTAAACTAAAAGAGTTGCTTCTTAAGAAGGTAAAAGGATTGGAATAAGACCTTTTTGCACTATATTTATAACCGATGCCATACGTCTGTTATAAATGGAAAGATGCGGCGACATTGTGGAAAGCGGCAAATTGGAAATGGAGTGAATGTAAACTCGTCATTGAAGTTGTCGGCGGTCCCGGTGAAAAAGCATTGCCGCAATGGTTATGGGAAGAAGTGCCGTATGATCCATACGCCAAAGAAAAGCGAAAGCGGTTCATACGATTGTTAGCTAAAGTTAAAGGATACCCTGATTTTGAAAAACAAACCGAAATACGAGATGACATCAAATTAACAGTTGAGGATGTGAGAATGGTCGTTAAAGCCGTTCTCGGTATCGACTTAAAAGTTGAAAAAGAAGATTTGAATTATGGCCTACTCCCTATATACCGACAGAAATGAGAACTTCGAATGCGACGTAGCCGCAAAGAATGCTGATCTCAAACACGCACAGGCCCGACTGGTCGTTAAATCAGAAGATGTTAATTTGATGTTCGAAGGAAACATTCATAATGGACGTTGTGTCATTCCCATCTGTAAAATGAAGGGACTTCTGGCGGAAAATACCAAGGGAAAAATGCATCTCGAAATTATTGTGGATGACACTTACTTTAGCCCATGGAAAGACAACTTTGTAGTGGAGGAACACACGTCCGTCAAAGTTCAGGTACATGAGCAGAAAAGAAGCAAACCCCTGCTCGAAGCCACGCAGCCAAAACAAATAACAGAAAGCCATGGAGAAATCGCATCGCCAGAATATCAACTCTACTACTTATTTGAAAGATTTGGAATACAAAGGAAAAATTTAACAACTCGCAAAAAGGATGTTCAACAGATTATTCGAGAGTATTTCGGAGCAAGTCCGGAATTGGTAAAAAACGGCAAAAGATATGTCCACGGGGCATTGGCGTTGCTAAGATAAGTTATGAATTATGAGATTTCCATCCATCTACAAAATAGTCAATAAAATAAATCAAAAGTATTATGTTGGAAGTTCTGTTAATCCAACCCAACGATGGAACAACCATAAACGGCATCTTTGTCTCAATAAACACGCTAACGACTATCTGCAACGGGCGTGGAATAAATATGGAAAAGATGCATTTGATTTCATAATTGTCGTTTCATTTCCATCTTCTTTTTCTGAGCAGCAACTTCTTTCAGAGGAACAAAAGTGGTTAAACAAAGCAGAATTTGACCCATTGACCTATAACTTGACTTTTGTTGCTGGAAGCCCAAATTCTAATATGAGTGAATATTCAAAGAAGAAACGTTCTGAATCCCTTAAAAGAGTTGTTAGGACACCAGAATGGAAAGCGAAAATTTCACGCTCTCATATGGGGTTACACCCAACCCCGGAAACTTTGCAAAAACTAAGAATATCCCATTTAGGGAAAAAACATACTCCAGAACACATTGAAAAAGCCACAGAACCACGACGAAAACACTGGGATTTTATTTCTCCTACAGGGGAGTCCATTCATATTTATGATTTAAAGCGGTTTTGTCGGGACAATGCATTGAACTCTGGTAGAATGTATGATGTTTATAGTGGCAAAAGAAATCATCATAAGAATTGGAAAGCATTTCCTTTGAGGCAAAAACCAAAATACCGACCAACACCCGAGCACATTCGGAAAGTAGCAGATGGATGTGCTAAAGATTATGTTTTTCTTTCCCCGCAAAACGAGAAAATATGTATTCATAATTTAGCAAAATTTTGTCGAGAAAATAATTTACACTCCAAAACTATGTGTAAAGTGTTTCACGGGAAGATTGTAAATCACCGGGGATGGAGGAAATATGCGGTTCAGTGATAAAGATTTGTCGGATCAATATATATCGGCCTCCTATGAAGATGTGCTGCAACAGTATATCACGTCTCCAACAAGTTATGTTCTCGATGGGTTTGGTAATGTAGTTTTTTCTATTCCCTCGTCTTCTATTGGGGGAACTCTTGTTTTATCAAATAATAGTGGAAGTGCATATGTTTCGAATTCCCTTTTGTTTAATACGGCCTCATCGAACCCTGCGTGGCAAGAAGGATTAGTATTTTGGGATAATATTTACGGAACCCTCGCCGTGAATGGTAAACAAACCGAGTCTATATTTCGAGTTGGAATAGAACCGTGGATAACAGTAACCAATGATTTTATCATTCCAAATAGCGGATCTATAATTTACGCCAGCGCATCAACCGCTAATATCGTGCTGACACTCCCCAATGTAACGACGGTTGCAGGACAGTTTTTCCGAATAAAGAAGATTGATTCCACTGGGTATGAAGTAATTATAAGCAGCAGTGTGAACATCGATTATGACACCGAACTAAGATTGAGCCAGCGGGGGTCTTCGGTGACTCTTCACAGCAATGGAACCCAATACTGGATACACTAATTATGAGCTACTTTGAGAAAATTGGAATTTACGGGGCCGATAGCCCGAGCGTTGATGCCTTCGGGCGTTGGAGAAGTGCCACTCCAACCACATTATTTGATTCAAAATTCCTTCATTCGACTTCTTCACTTTTCTGGGTCGAAAAAGGTTATACCGGAGCCACATCCAGCCATAATTCCTATAGTGCATCGGTTTACATGAATGTAACCAATGTTAGCGGATCAAGGATTGTTAGACAAACCCGAAGACGTTTTAATTATCAACCGGGGAAATCTCAATTGATTGTTAATACAGGTATTTTTGGAAATGGTGTTCAAGGTGTCATAAAACGTCTTGGATATTTTGATTCGGAAAACGGCTTGTATTTCGTTCAAAGCGGTTCAAACTTTGGAGTGGGTTTACGAACAACTTCGACCACGGGGGCTCCAGTTGATACGTTTTATTCTCAATCGATTTGGAATTTAGACCCTATGAATGGAACCGGTCCTTCCGGTGAAGTTCTTGATGTAACAAAAGCCCAAATCTATTTTTGTGATTTTGAATGGTTAGGAGTTGGTCGAGTTCGATATGGTGTCTACATAGCCGGAATCGCACATTATGTTCACGAGATTACCCATACGAATGTTTTGAACACCGTTTATATGTCTACACCAAATCTTCCGGTTCGATATGAAATTACAAATTATGGAACCACTGCTCCCTCAACGTTGGTTCAAATCTGTTCCACCGTTATTTCCGAAGGAGGACTGGATGCTACTGGGGTTGGAACAAGTATAAACAATGGCATAACCCCGCTTTCTGTTGCTGTGGGGTCAGAAAGAATGTTGTTGGCTATTAGAAAAGACCCTCAGTTTAAGGGCACTTACATTCTTCCACACGCAATAAACATTGCAACCCCCGATACCAATGATGCCCGATGGTCTATTTGGGTTAATCCCACGATTACCGAAAGCATGTCTTGGCAATCGATTAACGGAGTCAATATTCAATACGCTACTGGCTCAAATCAAACGGTAACCGGAGGTAGTTTGGTGTCAAGTGGATACATTATTGGAGGGACAAATCAAACGGCGGGTAGTACTGTCGATTCAAGCTTGCCTCATTTTCAGGGTCTTGGATTTGATCTTGATAACAATCCAGATATACTAGTTCTTTCGATTCAATCAATTGGGGGAACAAATACTTATCTAGCATCTTGGGATATTCAAGTAGAAAAATAAGTTTTTTTACCATAGATTGTTTATGAGGGGAAATCACACGGGTTCTATATTTATTCATAGAATATATGGCATTAGACCAATCCCCAAACAAACTAGAATCAGTATGGGTACAAAGAAATACTGAAAACCAGTTTTACGAGCAAATCAATATCTCCGGATCTGATTTGATCGTTTATCATTCGTCCAGCGGAGAGATTCAAGCCGATAAGATTTCCGATTTTGCTACGAAATATGGCATCGGGGATACTTCAAAGGTTTCTTTGGTAGATACGACAGCGGGTTATTTAAGTGATAAAATCCAAGCCGGGTCAAATATTTCTATTACGATTCTCAATCCCGGTGCTAACGAAACGATGAGTATTTCCTCTGCCGGGGGAGCCCAAGCCGATCAAGCCACATTAGCCACTCAATCTCTTTATTCGACCCAATCTCTTTATGCCACATCTTCTTTAACCGCTTCCTATGAGCCTTTTAATGGTAATCGATCTATTACTCGTGGACCTTATACTGGAATCAACCTGGGAACAGATAGTGTCATCGGTTTTTTGGATGCGTTCTTCTTTCCGTTTAACACTGCCTCGATTTCAATTAATAGTGGAACAAGCTATTATGAAACCGGCTCAAGTCAATCGGTTACAATTAACGGGTCAGTAACGGCTCGAAGCGAAACGGTATTTGGAAGTGGAAGCGTTCGACGAAATGGAATTGATTGGTATACGTTCTCATCCGCTTCATCTTATTCGACTAGCGATACAGTTGCCGCAAGTTTGAGTTATCGAACATATATGCAAGTAGGAAACAACGGCAGTCCTACACTCATAAACTCTTCCTTGAAATCGGCGGTGTTTATCTATCCATATTTATGGGGAATGAGCACTGTAGCGGGATTATCTGGGCAAACACTGTATAATGCAATGTTAACGAAATCCATAACTTTGGAGGCAACGAAGACGGCAACACTGAATGGTGTTTCGACGTATATTTATTTCTGCTTTCCAAAAAGTTATGGGTCTTACACCTATCACGAACTTTCATCCATTAAAGACCCAAACAATTTCGAAATACTTTCTTCCTTTGAATATTCTTCTTCGGTCGAAGTAACAAGTTCGGGGTTAGCCGCCGATTGGAATACATTGTATAACGTGTATCGTCTGACACTACAAGCGAATCCAAACGGCGCTTTCATATTCACTCACGGTTCAATTGTGGCATAAACTATGGCTATCTCAGTAACAGATGGATTTGTAATCACAAATGCGACCCCGGTGGATGCTCGTCTGGTATTTACGTCCAGTTTGCCTCTTTTCCTCAGCGGATCAACGGATATTCTTCCGGCGACTCGGCGTTATATTGGGATGGAAGTTTACATTTTACCACAAACATGTTCTTATACATTGATAAGCGGAACTCCTAGAGGCGGGGGAGGAATTGATAATGCGGTATGGATTACCGGAAGTGTTACGTCCAGTTTTGCATTAACTGCATCTTACGCTTTAAACTCGACTCCTGCATCGGGGTTGGAAACCGGAAGCACGTATCCCATAACTTCTTCCCATGCTCTTACTGCATCATACTTGTTAAATCCGTTCGGATTGGAAACCGGGTCAACGTATCCTATTACTTCTTCTCAGACAATCACTGCGTCCTATGCATTATCTTCCTCTTGGTCGAAACAATCAGATACCGCTTCTTTTGCGTTGTCAAGTAGTTATTCCAGTATTGTTATTCAGGAGCAACTATATACAACTCAATCGATTTGGTCTACTCAGTCGCTTTTTGCTAATAGTGCATCGTTTGCATCGGCTTCTTTAACGTCCAGCTATTCTTTATGGGCCGAAACAGCATCATATGCTTTTGTGACAGATTCGGCGTCTTATGCATCCACCTCGGAAAGTTCCAGCTATTCCGAGAGTTCTTCATATGCAAGCCGAGCCGCAAGTGCAACATTATTGAACGGAGTTTCAACGGCTGGAAACGCTGGAGACAATAATTGGATTGAATTGGAAAATGGAAACACCGATAGCCGAGTAACTTTTAACTCGGCGGCTAACACTTTTATCATTGGAGGTATCGTTCAAGCATATATACAAGGATCTTCTAGTTATGCTCTGACTTCCAATACATCTTCCGTGTCGGTTAGTTCTTCTTATGCATCTACAGCTTCACAGTCCGATTCGGCTTCGTATTGGGATTCGAGTTCCATTAATAACTGGACTACTAACAATTTTCAGCATAAGATTTCTACCGGTTCTTCGTTGCCAATAACCGCATCACAAGCGACCAATTCCGAATATCTTCGTGTATCAAATGATGTTTCATCAAATGCACAAAAATATTTTGTCTTTGCCGGGGGAATCGGTGATAGTATTGCGTATATTGCCAGTGCCAGTGTTTCGGTTAATCCTAGTAATGCAACTATAACTGCTTCTGGATTCTCTGGCTATTTAAATGGAAATGCCACCACTGCTACTACTTCTACTACTTCTACTACTGCTTCGTATTGGGATTCAAGTTCAATAAATTCTTGGGTCGATAATAATTTCCAACACAAAATAGCAACCGGATCACTCTTGCCGATCACATCCTCACAGTCGATTAGCTCCAGCTATGCACCGGTTCCGACAAACGTAGAAAGTGCGTCCTATAGCCTTTCTTCTTCGTATGCTGACCGTACCTTCTATGCCGAGCAAGCTAGTGCAGCGACATACGCAACGGCGGCGGGGATGGCTGACACCGCTTCTTACGCCAAAACCGCTTCACTCTGGAATTCAAGTTCTCTGTTGACTTGGATTCAAACCAATTTCCAAAATAAAATAGCCACTGGATCGCTGTTGCCGGTTACTAGTTCTCAAACTATAAGTGCCTCATATGCACCGGTTCCGACAAACGTAGAAAGTGCGTCATATGCAAGATCGGCTTCACTGGCGAGCGGTGTCAGAGTAAACGCCAACAACGTCTGGAATTCGTCTGGACTTACGGCTGGATCTGTAACGGTTGGCGAAAGTATTGATCTTGGAGCAAATATTGTATTGAACATTGCCGACGGCAAAATTAACGCAGCAACATATATTACTTCGCCACACTTTTATGGAACGGCTAGCTTGTGCGAAACCGCTTCAACCAGTGCCACGGCAACCAGTGCGTCATATGCTTTGAGTACGTCATATGCTTTAACGACAACCGCATTGAATGGTTACACCGAGTCAAGTTTCCGAAACGCCAGCAATTTGTTACTTGGTTATGTGCCAGTATCACGACTTACCGGATCGTATTATATCGCAGTTTCAACCGCAAAAACCGCAAGTCTTGCTACAACGGCACAATTTGTTCGTACGGCAAATGACTTCTCATCGAATACTTCAAAATATTTGGTGTTTGTTGGCGGCACCGGAGACGTTGTACCGTATATTTCAAGTGCCAGTTTGGCTTGTAATCCAAGTAACGCCACAATTACGGCTTCTGGTTTTGCTGGTGACTTGTTTGGTAACGCAACCAGTGCTGACACCGCAACCAGTGCCAGTTATGCACCGGTTCCGAGCACGGTTGCCACGGCTTCATATTGGAATTCAAGTTCTCTGTTGACTTGGACTCAAACCAATTTTCAAAATAAAATAGCTACTGGATCACTTTTACCGGTCACCAGTTCACAAGCAATTTCGGCTTCATATTGGAATTCCAGTTCGGTCAACAGTTGGGTTAATAACAATTTTCAAAGCAAACTAGCCACGGGATCGTTATTACCAGTTACTAGTTCTCAATCGGTTACCGCTTCATACGCTCCAACAAATCCAAATGTTCTTATTACCCTATCTCCTCCGGATATTGCTATCGACCCCGGAAACGGAGCTACCGCTGGAAACGGTGGAGTTTCTATTGGGAGTGATGCTGCTGCTGCTGCCGGATCGGTTGCTGTTGGAGAAAATGCCGGTGCTAATGCTGACGGTGCGGTTGCGATTGGAAGAGAAGCGGCTGGTAGTGGAACCGATGCAGTTGCCATTGGTTCAATGACATTTGCTTTACAGTGGGATGCTACCGCCATTGGTGCTGGTGCTATAGCTCGACACACTAGTTCAACGGCACTTGGGGCGTTATCAGAAACAACGAAAGACGGTCAAATTCGCATTGGTTTAAGCAATCAAACAGCATCCATCCCAGGAATTCTCGAAGTAGAACAAGGTATATTCGCAACTTCGAGTTATGCAATAAGTGCTTCTTATGCTGTAACCTCGGCGTTTTGGAATTCGAGTTCTCTGTTGACTTGGGCCAATGCTAATTTCCAAAATAAAATATCTACTGGATCGTTTTTACCGGTCACAAGTTCACAAACTATAAGTGCGTCATTTGCACCCGTTCCGACAAACGTAGAAAGTGCATCCTATAGCTTTTCTTCTTCGTATGCCGACAGAACGTTCTACGCTGAGCAAGCTAGTGCAGCGACATACGCAACGGCGGCGGGGATGGCTGACACCGCTTCTTATGCTAAAACAGCATCTATTTGGGATTCCGGTTCGTTGTTGATTTGGATTCAAACCAACTTCCAAAATAAAATAGCCACTGGATCGCTGTTGCCGGTTACTAGTTCTCAAACTATAAGTGCCTCATATGCACCGGTTCCGACAAACGTAGAAAGCGCATCATACAGCTTAACTGCTTCATATGCGTCGGCTGCTAGAATGGCTGACACCGCTTCTTACGCCAAAACCGCCTCACTTTGGGATTCAAGCTCTTTGTTGACTTGGGCAAATAATACATTTCAATATAAGATAGCGACCGGATCACTGTTACCAGTTACTAGTTCACAAGCAATCAGTTCTTCATACTGGGATTCAAGTTCCATTAATACGTGGACTCAAACCAACTTCCAAAGTAAAATATCTACAGGGTCGGTTCTTCCGGTTACATCCTCACAATCCGTTACGGCATCATATGCCAGCACATCCAGCACATCCGTTACATCCAATACTTCTAATACAGCAAAAACTGCTAGTGTTTCGGAAAAAATAGCGGTAATGAACGACGACGGCGGGGAAATTGTTTGCGACGTATTATTCGCTGATAATAATCTTGAGGGTAATTATTATTCGGCAAAAGCAACTAATAACTTCACCTATTTCCCGGTGGCCAATATATTGACAGTTGGTAGAGTCAATGGAACTGCTTCCTATGCTGATAGTTCGGAAACTGCATCATATTGGGACTCTAGTTCTGTTAACACTTGGGTATCAAACAACTTCCAATACAAAATAGCAACCGGCTCAACCCTTCCCATTACATCTTCGGTTTCAATATCCGCAAGTTTTGCAACATCGGCGTCGTGGGCTCCATCGGTTCAATTTGGATTATCCACCGGATCTACTTATCCGATAACTTCATCCTGGGCATTGACCGCTTCGTTTTGGAATAGCTCCAGTATTCTTACCCTTATTGGGACTAAGCAAAACAATATAGCAACCGGCTCGACCCTCCCCATAACTTCAAGTTGGGCTATCAATGCAATAAGTTCATCTTACGCTTTAAAGGCGTTGTCTGCATCATACGCCGCCGTAGCGTTTTCTTCTTCCTACGCATTTTCATCGTCTTATGCATTGTCTGCATCTTATTCCCTTTCATCGTCGTATACTCTATCGTCCTCATACTCTTCAACCGCCAGTTATATTTCAAGTGCATTTACGATTGTGGGAACAGCAAGCCTTGCTTTATATGCTTGGACGGCTAGCTATATTTATACTCCTTTTGGCGTAATGTATTTTGTTTCCTCAAGTATAGCGGCGAATAATACATCCTCGATTTTGGTCATCCCAATTGCAACTTTCGATGGTTGCTTCATTAATTATATTGCCAATGGAAAACCTAATTTAAGAGCAGGGCAAATCAGTTCAATCTGGAGTGGTTCTGTTATTAATCATGCCGAAACCGCCACAACGGATTTGGGAAATACAATGGGGCTAACTTTTAATTTCGTCTTAATAGGTTCTGATGCGGTGTTGCAGGCAGAAAACTCCTCCGCAACAATTTATCAATTTAAGGCAAGTATAACCAGCATGTGATACTATTTATAGATTACAAAGCACTCTTTGGATAGTGAAGAAGAGGATCAATGGCCAACGAATTTGTCATCAAAAAAGGACTCCTTGTACAAGGAGGTCAAACGCTTGTAACCGGAAGTGTAAACGTTTCGGGTTCTATCACGTCGCTTGGGTTTACTGGGTCACTTCGAGGAACTTCTTCTTATGCTACACGAGCCAAGGATGCCGAAACATTACAGGGTATTTTAACTGCGGGAAACGCAGGAGATAATTACATCGAATTTGTAAACGGAGGAAGCGATAGCCGAATATCGTATAATGATGGAGGTATCGCATTAACAATATCTCCAACTGTATATGCTTCATTAATCCACGGAAATTTAATTGGAACGGCTTCCTATTCCACTATAGCAGAATCAGCATCATACGCTCCAACAAATCCAAATGTTCTTATTACCTTATCTCCTCCGGATATTGCTATCGACCCCGGAAACGGAGCTACCGCTGGAAACGGTGGAGTTTCTATTGGGAGTGATGCTGCTGC